AACCTATGACTACCACAACTACAACACTCGATACCGAACTATCCGCAGTTAACTCTATATTGGGTAGCATAGGTCAGTCTCCTATATCTCAATTAGACTTTACCAATCCAGAAGTATCCTTTATATACAACTTACTAAAAGAATCTAATCAAGATATACAGAGCGAAGGATGGACTTTTAATTTAGAATACCATATAAAAAATACTAGTAAAACAACAGACAATAAATTCATAATACCGTCAGATGTTATGCGTATAGATAGAGATGATTCATGGGATCGTACTAGAGATTTTGTAAGAAGAAAAGATTCTGATGGATTATGGAAAGTATATGATAGAGTTAATCATACATTTGAATTTCCAGATGATGACTATTTTTATTTTAACTATGTCAGACTTTTAAAATTTGAAGATATACCAGCACCATTCCAAAGATATATTATATATAAAGCTTGCGGTAGAGCCGCAGTACAATTAGTTTCCAATGCTGAACTACAACAAATGATGGCTACTTTTGAGACTCAAGCTAGAGCAGCATGTATGGAATATGAATGCAATCAAGGTGACCATAACTTTATGGGTTGGCCGGATGATTCAGCGTATCAATCTTATAAACCTTATCAAATGCTAAGACGCTAATGGCAAGTGTTACCCAGAAAATACCTACTTATGTTTTAGGTATGTCAACGCAACCTGACGAAAGAAAAGCTCCGGGTCAAGTTGTTGATTTAGTTAACGGTGTACCTGACGTTGTACGCCAACTTATTAAACGTCCCGGAAGTCAATTAGTAAGTACAATATCACCATCTACTGCAGCTAATGCTAAATGGTTCAACATCTATACAGATGATTCAGAACAATATATAGGTCAAGCTGCAGCTGACGGTACCGTTACTCTATGGAGATGTAGTGATGGAGCAGTTATACCAATTGATTATGCTAATATAGCTGGTACAAACAAAGCTACATACTTAGATAATACTGCATTATTAGATGAAAAGTCTTCTGATATACAGGTAATGACAATTAACGAAACTACATTCTTTTGTAACAGAAGAAAAAATGTAGCAATGTTAACTGATGCATCAAAGAAATCTCCCCCTCAATTAAACGAAGCATTTATATCTTTAGATACTATATCTTATGGTAAGCAATATGCGTTAGATATTTATGATCCTACAAGTAATGCTACAACTAGTCACACCAGAGCTACAGGAATAACAGTTGCTACTATTGATGACTCTACAAACTATAGTGGTACCAGTAATGGTGACTGTAAAGGAGCAGGTAGAGAAGTTGTCAATGTAAATACAGGTACAGCTATAGGATCTACGTCACCTCCTAATGCTAGTTCAGGTGGTAAGAGTAACCTTAGATATGAAATAGATACTCGTTGTACTCCACAACCTACAGGTACAGTTGATTCTAGTTATACTTATCACGACACATATCAAGCTTATGTAAAACTTCAATTTGGTGGAGAAGGATGGACAACAAATGATACACATCAGCATACATCAGCAAAGGGTGTAACAACTACAACTACTGTTAAAAGTCACGTAAACGTTATATCCAGAGCTAACGTAGCTATGGTACGTCCAGCTCCTACATCATCTAGTGCAGATGAGCATGTGTCTTCTGGAGGTATATTAGGAGATTTAAAAACAGCTATAGATGCTATAAATGGACACGGAATTACAGCTACTGTTTGCGGAAATGGTCTTCATTTATACAGAAAAGATCCGTTTGGTGTAACCTCACCAGAAAAACAATTAATGACTGTTACTACAACAGAAGCTAATAATATAGCTGACTTACCTCGTGTATGTCGTCATGGTTATACAGTACGTATTGTTAATAGTGGTGAAGATATGGATGATTACTATCTTCGTTTCCAAGCGGAAGGTGTTACACCAGATATAATACAGCAAGGTAAGTATACGAGAACAAGTGGTACTGTAACTGTTACTTCTAATGGACATGGATTTAGTAACGGTGATCAAGTTATTCTAGATTTCACAGGTGGTAATGAAGATACAGCTACAGATGGCTTTTATACTGTTGCTAATAAAACTACTAATACATTTGATATAACAGATACAGCAGGTGGAAGTTCTACTGATATTACAACTAGTTCTCCTGTTGATACTTGTACTGTTACAATTCATCCAGTTCGCTTCGGAGAGGGCGTGTGGGAAGAGGTAGCAGCTCCCGGGATAACAACTACCTTCGATAACGATACAATGCCTCTGAGCCTCACTAGAGTGCTTCCTAGTACACAACATATTATTGCTACATCCGCAGTCAATATAAGTAATGAGCAAATTACTATTACGGATCATGGTTTAAGTACAGGTCATACATTATTATATGATAATGGAGGTGGTACTGCTTTAGCTGGATTATCAGATGATACAGTTTATTATGTTATTAAAGTAGATGCTAATACTATTAAATTAGCAACTAACTCTGCTAACGCAACAGCTGGTACTGCTATCAATTTAACAGGTACTGGTAATAATGCTCAAACTTTAACACATGGATATTTTGCTATTAATGGTGGATCTAATGCTCACTATCCTAATGGTGCATTCCAATTTAATTATCCAGATTGGGGTAAGCGTGATGTAGGTGATGATGTAACAAACCCTGAACCGTCATTCGTAGGTTACCCAATTCAAAAGATGTTGTTCTTTAGAAATAGAATAGCTCTGCTTAGTGCAGAAAACGTTATTCTATCTAGAGTAAATGACTTCTATAATTTTTGGGTAAAAACTGCGATGGCAATTTCTAACGCAGACCCTATTGATTTACAGTCAAGTTCGACATTTCCTACTAAATTATTTGATGCAGTAGAGACTGCAAATGGCTTAGTTATATTTAGTGCTAGTGAACAGTTCTTGCTGAGTTCTGGAGCTGAAGCTTTGCTTACTCCTGAAACAGCTAAGATAACATATGTATCATCCTATGCATTTAATTCTGACAGTAACCCTGTGTCCTTAGGAACTACTATAGGATTTTTAAATAGCACAGCAAGAGAAGCTAGGTTTTATGAAGTAGCAGAAGTTTCAACAAGACAGGAACCTACAGTTGTAGAACAAAGTAAAGTTATTGCCGAATTATTTCCACAAAAAATAACTAATGTAACTGCATCAACTGAAAATAATCTTTTATTATTTGCTGTAGATAGTACTTTACATACAGCTTCTAATGAAGTATGGGGTTATAAATGGTATGAAGAAGGAGATAGACGTGCTCAATCTGCATGGTTTAGATGGACTTTACCTAACAATGTTATCTATCAAGTAATGATGGATGATAAATACTATACTGTATTAAATACTGGCTCCACATATACACTAGAAAAATTTGACATAAAATTGTCAACAGCAACTCCTATGATAGGAACTGCTCCTGATGAAAATCGTGTACATTTAGATACAAAGAAAACGATAGCATCTGGAGATATGACTTATAATAGTGCTACTGATGTAACAACGTTTACATTAGGTGCAGGATTTTATAGCTCTCGTACACTCACAGCTTACTGTACAACAGCAAGTGACGCAGTCGGTAAGAGTTATGATATCCCATCATCTGCTATTACAGGTACAGCTCCTAACCAAACAATTACTTTACCCGGAAACTGGAAGACATCTACTGAAGCTGGTACGTCTACCGTTCCCGTAAATACAGATTTAATTGTTGGATATGAGTATGAATTTGAAGTAGAATTACCTAAAGTTTATGTTACAAAATCTGAAGGAGATAGAATAACATCTCAAACTAGAGGATCTCTTGTTATTCATAGAATGAATTTTGACTTTGGAGATGTGGGAGTATTAGATATAACTTTAAAACGTAAAGGAAGAGATGACTATACTTATACTGTTGAGTCCAAAGAATGGGACAATATCAATTCAAGTACTACATCAATAGCACCAGAGTATAGACATACAATTCCAGTATATGATAGAAATACAAATTTAAGTGTACTTATAAAATCAAATCACCCTTCTCCAGCTACTCTCCATTCGATGAACTGGGAAGGTGATTATTCACCAAGATATTATTCAAGTGTCTAAATACATTCACCCAATTACAATGGAGGCGGCTGTTGAGGTTGCCTCTAATCTTCGTACAGATGACTATAGAGAAGTATGGGAAGGTCATGGCCATTTCCCACGCTGGTTTATACCATTTGCTGCTTTTAATGGAGACACAGTTTACTTTGAAGTGCCTAACGGCAAGACTGCCGGATTAGCCGGAGTACAGGAAGGTGGTAAAATTTGGATGTTATGTACCCCAGCTATACATGAATATCCATTCACCTTTGCACGAGAAGCTAAACGATTTATAGAAAGTAGAGAAGAGAAACTCCTTTGGAACATTGTAGATAAACGGAATACCGCTCATCTAAAACTTCTAAAGTTTCTGGGATTTAAGTTCTTACGGGAACTTGAACATGGTCCCAACAAATTAACCTTTATAGAATTTTGCCGTGTGCGAACCAACAATAATAGCTTCGACTTTAATGTCAGGAGCAAGCCAAGTAGCTGAACATCAAGCTCAAAACCAAGCAATAGCCGGTAGAAACAGAGCTAAACTTCGTAATTTCGAAGAAGACAATAGATTGTATGATCGAGAAGTAATGCTTGATCGTGCTCAATATCGTAATGATATGATACTTGAAGACATCCAACAAGATGATGTCTACAAAGCTATGATAGATCAATGGACTGAACAAGATGTAAAATTAAATCAATTATTTGCGGATGCAGATATGGAGATTGAGGAGAAGATTAGAGAGATGTATGCAAATGAATATGCAGGTACGGGAACAGGTGCAACTGCAGCTCGATTAGCAGGTAAAAGTGCTAAAGAATTAGGTTTTGCAAAGTCTAAAATCTTACATAATCTTATGATGAGTGAAGAAGAAGCACTAATAAGTAAAGATTCAAGTAAACGTAGAGCTCAAGTTGACTCTAATAAGTTCTATGAAGAAGTTAGATTTGCTCCTATACATGGTGTTACACCAGTAGCTCCTGAATTAGAAGCTAAGAAGAGTCCATTAGGATTAATGTTAGGATTAGCAGGTTCAGCTTTACAAGCAAAAGTAGATGCTGACTTACAAGGTGATATACAAGAATGGAAAAACTCAAAATCTGAGCAGGAGAACTAATGTCATCATCATACAACAGAAACATCGACCGTCTTAGGTCAGCTGAACGGAGCAATGCTCAGACAGCTAAGTCTCAACGTACCGAAATGGCTAACATTATAGGTACTCGTGGGATTAATGAAGCAAATAAACTAGGTGATCAACTTACTGCTTTTTCTAAAACGTTAAAAGCTGCGAGAGATGAAGATATTAAACAAAAGAAAGAAAAAGGAAGACTAGCGGCTATTGAAGCTCACAATGTTGATCAAAAAAAATTAGGGGAGTTAGCATTAGAGTTATCTACTTTAACTGAGACAGATATAAGATATAATGAAATTAAAGCTGAGATGATCAAATTACAGGGTCCAGATATTTATCCGGATGCTGATCGTATAGCTCATCTCTCACCTTATGCACAAGTAGGTTTTGCTAAAGAAAAGTTACGTATGTTTAACGAGACTTTTCCTGATAAGTTAGAACATGCAATGGCAAATAGTGACAAAGCTATAACTATTCAAGGTCTAAAATTTACCCCAAAAGAATTACACGAAAATAATATACACGGATTACCTTTTAAAGAAGCTGCTATGCATGTAGTAGCAGATGATATAAAAAAAGCTGCAGGTTTAGATAAGTTCTCTCCAGAATTATTAGAACTAGCAGGTACTAATGATGCTATACAAAAAGCTAAAGAAACTAATACAGCTAAGTATAGAAAAAGATATAACGTAGAAGCTTCATCTAATACACGAAGCAAAGCACAATTAGCTTGGAAAACAAGTAGTAAAACTGGAACCGATATTCATCACTACTTAACTGTAACTGGTGCTACCATGGATGTAAACAATCAGCATCTAGGTAATACTGGAGCATGGAAAGCTTTAGAAGGTTTATTAGTTGAAGAAGGTATTAACTCATATAATGATGAATATGCTTTTGAAATTCTTAATCAACCTATGCCAGATAGTTTAGCAAAACAGGTAGGTGCTAAAAAAGGTACAACTTATGCTGAACATTGGCCAAGTAAAGCTGGTACTTTACAGCTAGAGATACAAACTGGTATTAAATCAAAACTTGATTCAGAGAATGATTGGTTAGAAACTTCAGGTACTAAAAAACAAAACGAATTTATTACTGAAGTTAGACAAAATGGAATGACTGAAACACGTGCTAATGAGTATAAATCTTGGTATAGTGAGTTTGGTCTGACTGTTCCTGACTCAATTAAAAATTGGGAAAGTACTCGTGATGTAGATATTAGAGAAGCTAAAGCTCAAATTGATGCTATAATAGCTTACAATAAAGGTGCAATTACACACGCTGAATTAGATCAATTTCCTCAAGAAGCTGCTATTGCATATAGAGAAAAAGCTGATAAATTTGAAAAAGCTGCATTAACTAATTCTGGAGCTGAGAAAAAAATTAAAGCTGCTTTAGATAGTACCTTTGCAGATATGGGTATTAAAACTAATGAAAAAAGTTTAGCTTATATAGAAGCAAATGAAAATGCTAAAGCTGATTTTATAGTAAAAAGGAATAGATTAATTGGTATGGGTTATGATGAAAGTACAGCTGATCATCTTGCTTTATACGCTCAAATGGGTGAAATTCAAGATGCAGAAGGTAACCCTATTCCCGGTGAAATTGGTGTAATTACTGAAATTGAAGCTAAAAGAATGGGAAGTAAATATGCTAAATTTGGATTACAAGTAGAAAGTTCTATTGGTCCTGACAGGAGAAATGTTAGGCAAATAAATTTAGGTAAAAAAGAAATACTTGAAAATCGTGGTATTATTACAACAGGAATTATTGGTGGAACTTACGGTGAAACACAACTTACTTCTATCAAATCTAACCTAGAAAAATATGGTCCAAAAGGGTTATATCACGATGAACATGCTTTAAATTATTATAAAGGTTTAGCTAGAGGTAGAGATGAAACTTGGCCATCTATTGTAGATGCTCAATTAAAAGTAGCAGGACATCCCGGCTTATGGCCAGATGGTCGTCCTCCTATATTTAATCTTTTAACAGGAAAAGATGAAGAAGGTAATGATTTACCTGATGCCGACGGAGCTAAGAATTTAAATATCTCTGCCGCTAGAGCATTAAACTATCCATCAGACGAATCTAATTTATATGCTGCATTATTATTAGCCGATGCAATGGGATATAAAGCTACACCATCTTCTATTTTTGATTTACCTGAAAACATTGACCCAGCTATTTTTGGAGAATATTAATGAGTGACATTTTGAATATACAACCAAACGCTGGTCAAACACCTAACGAAGATACCACGTTTGATATTGAAGGATATGACGATCATATTAATCATTTAGAAAAACAATATCCTACTGAAGAACCTGTAGTACATCCTGAGATCCAACCTGAAGTTAAACCTGAAACAAAAGATGAGTTTAAACCTTTAGATAAACCTCAACAACCAACTCAACAACAACCTAAACCTGAAGAACAACCATCTCAACCTGTACAGCAACAACAACCTGAACCTGAACCTACAGAATCAACAGGTAATCAACTGTTTGACAGAGGTATTGCTAAACAAAATCAGTATTGGGAAGTAGATGAAGAAACCGGAGATCTTAAAATAGACTCCATTAGAGATGGAGAAGGTAGGAGATTAATAGATTTACCTAATGGTGAAATGATGATTCATATTAATTCATTACATAAGGTAAAACATGAAAAAGAAGATGAATTAATAGAATTATTAAACGGAACTAATTTAGAAAATAAATTGATAGCTCATCAAATGATTATTGAAGATCCTGAGTTAGTTGCACGTTTAGATAGGAATAAAGATGGTCGAATGACCTATTCTGATTTCTTTGATGTAACTCATCTTAATGATGGTAATGGTCTAAGTCTAGAAGAAGATGAAGAAATGACTCAAGAATGGTTAGAGAGTTTAGCTTCTCCAGATGCAGGTTCTCGTCTTAGAGCATTATATCAAAAAATAGGACCCGGACAAGATATGGTTCTATATACACTTAAACAGCGTGATAATTATTTTAATCCTACAGCAGAAGAAAACTGGAAACAGTCCGGAGGAGGAGCGTGGTTTGATGTAGGAGCCGGTATGGCAGAATTTACTGGTAGTATCGTTGATGTTACAGAAGGAATGATGAAAGGCGATTGGGATGTACTGGAGAATTGGAATAAAGATTCAACTTATGATGATGATTTATTACAACACAAAAACCCTTTATCGTTAGAATTTCAAGTTAACAATCCTCTTGCTATAACTGAAAATTCAAGAGGTATTTACGAGGTTACTTATTGGGGTACAACAGCTTTAACTGTTATGGCCGGTGGTGCAGCTGTTGGTAAAACAGCCATAGCAACACGAGTACCAGCACTTGTTAAAGCTGGTACAGTTATTAAAGAACTTCCTAAAGCTGGAGTAATTAAAGGTACTGTAGTTGATACTATTGTTCCCGGATTATTTCGTGACTTTAGTAAAGATGGCGTAGGTATGATGCGATCTGAAGGACTTATGGAAGGTTTAGTTAATATGGTTGGTGAAGATGCAGAATTTATTACTCCTGCACTTGCAGCAAAACTAAATAGTCCTTGGGCAAAAAAATTAGATTCAACCTTAACTGAAGGGATATTAGCTATTGTTGGTGGTAAAATTCTCCAACACGGTGGTGGATATTTATATAGACAAATCTTTGATCAAACTGGTTTTATGAGAAAAGGTTTGCCTGATGCAGCTAGATACGCCGCTAAAAATACTTATGATTTAGGAGCTAGTACTCGTGCTCATTCTACTAAACTTTGGGGTGAGTTAATGAATGAAGAAGGATTATATAAAAGAAGTGAAAGAGCATTATCTGATTGGGCAGAAGCCGCTGGTGAACAATTAAATAAAAGTAAAGATGATTTTAAAAATGCTTTTGTAGGTACTGATCAAAGACCCGGAATTATGCATTCTACTTATGGTGTCTATAAAAATGGTGCTAAAGTACTTGGTCAAGGTTCTGCTAAAGTTAGAAGTGGTATACGTCAAGTATTAAATGATTTAGATGAGATTAGACATAGAGTAGGTATTCGTAAAAAAGGAAGTACAGACTCTTTATTTACTCAAACTCAACAAGCTAAATTTGCTAAAAGTGGTATACCTGATCCTTGGTTTGACGAAGGAGTAGATCAATTAAATAATGATAAATTATGGAAAGCTCAACTAGATGAAATGAATCCTGCTAAGGCTAAGTATACTCGTCGTTATAGTTCTGATAGTGCATTAGATGCTATTAAAGAAATTATGGGAAGAGATGCTGGCCGATTAAGTAGGGAAGAATTTTGGGGTAAAGAATTTCTAGATGCTCCATTTAAAGTAGGCGATAATTTAGATACTTTTAATAGATGGGCAATGAAGAACATCGAAGTTCAAGATGCTGTTGTTGAATCGTTACTCCTGCAATTAAGAGATCAGGCTGATGCTGGTAGTAGAATGTTAGGTGACACCGACCTTTTTGCAACCGATGGAGTTATGAGTAGAATAGCAGATAATTTAGTAACTGGTTTAACTCAAATTAAAAAAACTCAATATACTTGGGATCAAGCTAGGACTTTATTAAGAGAAGGTAATGGTAAATTAACAGCAGAACAAGTTGCAGACCTTACTGCAAAGGTTAAAGCACGTTCCAAAGAGCTTCATAGAGAAACTAGACAAGGTGTAGTTCATATGGTTAACATGCTTAATGAGCAAGGTAATGATGAATTAGCCGGTGCTATCTTAGATGTATTTAAAGTTTCTAATGATGTACATAATTGGAAAGATTTTGATGCTTGGATGAGGCAAAAGATTATTGGTGGTGAGTTTAAAGGTAAAGTTAAAACAGGTGAATTAATTAGAGAACTACAAGGAGTGATGGTAAACAGCATTCTAAGTGGTCCTAAAACGCCTCTAAGAGCTTTATTAGGTACAACAGTTAATTCCTATCTAAACGCTATTAACGAAGCCGTAGGAGCGATTGCACGAGCACCTTTTACTGGTGATCTAGTAAGTAGAAAAGCTTCAATTGCTAAATTAAAAGGTATGTTTGAAGTGTTACCAGAGTCTTGGGATGTCTTTAAAGCTAATTGGGATGGTACATTTAATGCTGATATAGCTAATATTAAAACCAGATATAACGAACCAGCTACTAGAGCTGAGAATCTTTGGAATGCTAAAGGTGCTTGGGCAGAAGCTAGAGGTTCAGATGGTGAAAAAGTAGCATGGAATATGTATAATAATGCTAGAACTTTAAATAATAACAAACTTTTAAGTTGGTCACCACGTGCATTACAAGCAGTAGATGATACTTTTAAACATATTTTAGCAAGAGCACGTTCTAAAGAGATTGCTATGCGTAAAGCTTTAGAAGAAGTAGGAGATGATTTTGATAAATTAACTCCTGAGATTTTAGGTAGATATGAAGATATACATTTTAAACATTTACATGATGGTGAAGGTAATCTTAATTTAGCAAAAGATTCTTTCTTAAATAAACAATTCAAAGAAGTTACATTAACTACTGAATTAGATGGTGCTGCTGCACGATTAGATAAACTATTTAACGATATTCCTTTAATCAAACCTTTCTATTTATTTGCTAGAACTGGTATTAATGGCTTAAACTTTACTTATAAAAATACTCCATTATTAAGTCTGTTACATAAAGAGTCTATTGATATATTAAGACATACAGGTGATGACTTCTCTAACTTAGCTAAGTATGGAATAAACAACCATGCTGATTTAGCTAATGCTAGAAACTTATTTGCAGGGAGGCAAGCAGTAGGAGCTACTGTTGTCTCTACAATTAGTGGTCTATACTTAAATGGTCAATTAACAGGTAATGGTCCAGCTGACAGACAACTTAAACAGAACTGGATTAATGCTGGTTGGAAACCTAATCATATTTATGTAGGAGATGTAGGATTTGATTATACATCTTTAGAACCATTTAATACTGTCTTTTCTACTATTGCTGATATTGGTGATAACATGGAATTAATGGGTTCTGAATGGTCAGAAAAAAGACTACAAGCTGCTGCATTTGTTATAGGTAGAGGTTTACAAGGTAAAACATATATGTCAGGTTTGGATCAATTAATGCAACTTGCACAAAACCCTATTGGTCCTGCAGGTAATAAAGCTATCGCTAATATATTTAATAATAGTGTACCATTAGCTGGTATGAGAAATGAGTTTGGTAAGTGGATGAACCCACACATGAAAGAATTAAATTCTAGTATGTGGGATTCTATTAGAAATAGAAACTTAGCTAGTGAAGCATTAGCTCCATTAACAGGTCAGGAAGCTTTACCAAATAAACATGATTTATTAAATGGTAAACCTATTAAAAATTGGGGTATTATTGGTAGATCATTTAATGCTATTTCTCCAATCCAAATGGATATTAGAAGTGGTTCACCGGGACGTAAATTATTATTAGATAGTAATTATGATTTAAAGTCTACTACCTATGCGTATGGTGGTTATTCATTTGTTAGAGATGCTAGAGTAAGGTCACATTTTCAAAATGCTATAGGTACCGTTCCAATTAGATATCGTGGTAAAACATTTAAAAATGTAGAAGCTGCATTAGATTATTTAGCTACTCAACCTGATATTAAACAATCTATGGAAGAAATGAAAGGAAATGTACATAACCCAGCTAAGAGTGATATTAACCCTAATACATATCCTCATAATACAAATATAAATAGTATAATGAATCAAGCTAGACAAAAAGCTTGGGCAATTATAAATGATCCTAACCATCCTGCATATTCTGATATTCAAAAATTAAAAACTAAGAAGGATGGTCAGACAAATCGTACTAGAGAAAATAGAAATGAGATTTTAGAATTAAGTTTTCCACGGCAAACTATAGACAATTTCCCTAAGAACTAAATGGCACATACAAAAGTAACAAAAACACACTCCCAAAATACAGGGACTGCAAATACATTTAGCTACTCAGGGAGTTTTGATGTATTTAAAGGTACAGAAGTAGTAGTACTGTTAGATGGTGTTAACCTAACATTTACTTCTTCTACTATAAATGAATCCGCCTCACCCCGAGAATATACAGTAGATGTATCAGCTAAAACTATACATATTGGTGGAGCTGATTTGTCTAGTGGTACTATAACAATAAGACCTGAGACAGACATGGGTGCTCCTACACCAAGAGCAACCTATACACCCGGAGCATCAGTTGCATCTGAAGATTTAAATAATAACCAACTCCAATTAATGCGTAAAGCTATGGAGTATGATGAACAGAAAATGTCATCTACTGGAACATCAGTTATGACTGGTGATCTAAATATGGGAGTTAATACTAAGATAGTATTTGAAGGTGCTACAGATAATACTTATGAAACTACTCTTACCGTTACTGATCCTACAGCTGATAGAACTATTACCTTACCTAACATCACAGGTACGGTAGTAACAACAGGAGATACAGGTACAGTTGCACATGCTATGTTAGCAGGTGATGCTGTAGATGGAGATAATATAGCTAATGATTCTATTAATTCCGAACATTATGTTGATGGCAGTATTGATACACAACATATAGCTGCTAATCAAATTACTACTGCTTTAATCGCAGATAATCAAGTTACTTCTGCAAAAATAGCAGATGGTGAGATTGTCAATGCTGACCTTAGTGCTAGTGCAGCTATTGCACATACTAAACTAGCAGCAATACCTGATGGACAAGTTCTAGTTGGAAGTGGTTCAACAGTTCCTACAGCTGTAGCTATTTCAGGAGACGTAACACTTGCTAATGATGGTGCAGTTACGATTGCAAATGATGCAGTTGAGATAGGAATGATAGGTTGTGAACAAACAACTATATCTGATAGTGATTCTCACATTCCAACATCCGGAGCTGTTGTAGATTATGTTGCAGCACAACTTGCACCTATTGGTGGATTAGAAGTTATAGCAGATGAAGATAATTTTCCAACATCTCAACCAGCTTCTGGTGTTGTAATTAGTATTGCAGATGCAGCTGGTATAGTAGTTAGTGGTAGTGGTACATCTACTACTGCAAGGACTGCAGGTAACGGATCTGATAACGTAACAATAAATAATTTTCCATCCAGTTTAAATGGAGAAACATTAGCTACAGGCGTAGGTCTAATGGTTTCATCTACTGGATCTAGTAACATATATAATTATCATAAAATATTAGCAGCAGAAACCGATGTTAAACAACTTTCTGATGATATTAACGATTTTAATGCTCGTTATCGTGTAAATGCTGGAGAACCCGGATCAAGTAATGATGCTGGAGATTTAGTATTTGATACTAATGCTTCTAAGATGAAAGTCTATGATGGCTCATCTTGGGGAGAAGTGACATCTACTGGTGAATTTAAGTACTTATTCTTATGTCCAGCTGGTGGCTCAGGTGCTCCTACTATTGATGGTAGTATAGCAACATATGATCTACGTGAAAGTAGTAACTCAGGATCAGCAGCAAGTGTAACAAGTGCAGCTCAACTTCTAGTTAGTGTTAATAATGTTATACAACAACCAAATACAGGTACATCTGCACCGTCTGCAGGTTTTGCTTTAGTAGATAGTAATACTATTATATTTAGTAGTAACTTACCTAACGGAGCTAATGTATTTATAATACAAATAGGATCTTCGGTAACAATACCTACACCGGGAGATGACACAGTTACATCTGCTAAGATTGTAGATGGAGCTATTTTAAATGCTGATATCAATGCTTCAGCTGCTATAACTGGTAGTAAGTTAGCAGATGATTCAATAACTGAGGTTAAACTAGATATACATAATGCTCCTACTGGAACAGATAAGTTCCTTAAATATACCTCTAATGGTATGGAATGGGCAGTACCTAGTTATGCAACTCCATTAACTTTAGTAGATGAAGATGATATGTCTTCTAATAGTGCTACTTCAGTTCCCAGTCAACAATCAGTAAAAGCTTATGCTGATACTAAGTTAGCTTTAACTGGAGGAACTTTAACTGGTTCTATATCAGATGATAAAGGTAACCTTAGATCTATACCAGCTAATGCTCAAAGTGGAGCATATGTAGCAGTAGCTGCTGATGCTGGTAAAGCTATTTATATATCAACTGGTGGTGTTACTCTTAATGATTCAGTATTTTCTGCTGGAGATGCAGTAACAATTATTAACAATAGTGGTTCGGACCAAACTATTACTCAAGGTTCTGGAGTCAGTTTGTATAATACTGCTGACGCTTCTACAGGTAATAAAACTTTATCTGGTAGAGGAATGGCTACAGCTTGGTTTGCAGCAGCAAACACAGCTTATATTTCTGGATCGGGGTTAAGCTAATGCAACAGATGCTTTTAGGTTTAGGTGCGGCTGACTATGAAATAGAACGAAGTTTAAGATTTAATCACGATGATGACCCATATTTAAGTTTTACACCATCATCTACAGGCAATCAAAAAGTTTGGACTTTTAGTGCGTGGATAAAAAGAACAGCTCTTGGTTCTGATCGTCATTATATATATTCTGCTAATGATGGAAGCTCTTCTTATTTTGCTTTATATTTTAAAAATGATAATTTATACTCTTACTTTGATCCCGGAAATAACTATGGGTCAGTAAGTAGTAGAGAATTTAGAGATACAGGAGCTTGGTTTCATCTTGTTCATCAAGTAGATGCAGCAAATACTACACAAAGAATATGGATAAATGGGACAGAAATGTCCTTAAGTTCTAGTCGTAACCCCGGTAATAATAATTATCCTATGAATCAAGCTAGTACACCTATAATTATAGGTAAACATAGTTGGGGTACAAGTTATTACAATGATATGTATCTTGCGGAAGTGCATTACTCTGATGGAAATAAATATGAACCAAGTAATTTTGCCGAAACAAATTCTGAAACTGGTCAATGGGTTCCAAAATCCCCATCTATTACATATGGGACAAATGGATTTCATCTGAAATTTGCAGATAATTCTGGAACGACAGCAACAACACTTGGCAAGGATTCAAGCGGTAACGGCAACAACTTTACATTAAATAATTTTTCTGTAAGTGCTGGAGTTGGTAATGATTCTTTAGAAGATACACCAACTAATAATTTTCCTACTTTTAATTACCTTAATTCTATTAAATATAGTAATAACTATACTCCTATTGTTGAAGAAGGTAGCTTGTTGATGAGAGGAGGAGATAACTATTCACCTACTACATTTCTTTTACCTAAAAGTGGTAAATGGTATGTTGAATTTTCAAAATATGGTAATGGAGCAATTCAAGCTATTTCTGTAACACGAGCTAATAAAGCCATAACAAGTTATGACGGTGCTTTAGGTTTAGCAGATATGGTTCAATATGTTTCTAATGGAGAACTTGGTAACAGAACAAGAGGAAGTACATCTGATGCTACAAATTGGGAAAATGATGCAGATATCGTAGTTGCTATTGCAGTTGACATGGATAATGGAGCTGTTTATTTTGCAAGAGCAAACACATGGCAAAATTCTGGTGATCCCACATCAGGTGCGAGTAAAACAGGTGCAATGGGGACTGATATTAAAACAGACAATGATGGAGATCATGTGATTGCTGCCCAAGGATATAACGGAAGTGATAGTTATGGAATGTATGTTAATTTTGGGCAACGACCTTTTACTTATACCCCACCTACAGGGTATAAAAAATTATGTTCAGCAAACTTACCCGACCCAACAATACTGCTACCTAATAAACATTTTGATACTACTCTTTATACAGGGAATAATTCTTCTCAATCCATATCAACATTAAATTTTCAACCAGATTTACTTTGGTTTAAAGCCAGAAGTCATAGTTCAGGTCATGCTTTATACGACAGTATAAGAGGAGTAAATCTTGGAATGCAACCTAGTATAACCGCAGCAGAAATATCTGCTGATGCTACAGATGATTTAGTAAGTTTTGATAATGATGGTTTTACACTTGGTCCATATGAAGATTTAAGTTCAGTAAATGGATCAGGTCGTGATATTGTTAACTGGGCATGGAAAGGAGGAGGATCTGCAGTAACTAATAATGATGGAGATATTTCTTCTCAAGTGAGTGCAAACACTACAGCAGGTTTTTCTATAGTGTCTTATACAGGTAATGGAGTTAATAATTCAAACGTAACAATTGGTCATGGATTAGGAGTAACTCCTGATTTTGTCATTGTAAAAAATAGAGATTCTGCAAAAGAATGGGTAGTATGGCATCAAAATATAGGTACAGATAGTACATATGTTTATCAAAATTTAAGCTTAGATGGTACTGGTGCTGATAGTGCAAATTCAGACCAGTTTAGGAATGTTGATGCTAGTACTATTCAAGTTAGATCACCAGATTCTTCTAATGGTAAGGTTAATAAAAGTGGTGATGCTTATATGGCTTATGTATTTACAGGAATAGAAGGATATAGCAAGTTTGGGTCATATACAGGCAACGGAAATAGTAGGGGTGCGTTTGTTTACACAGGATTTAAACCAGCTTTCGTCATAACACGAGGATTACATGGAACAAGCTGGTACATTTATGACAATAAAAGAAATACTTATAATGTTGTCGATAAAGAATTAAATTCTAATAATAACCAAACAGAAGCTACTTATACCACTATGGATTTTTTATCTAATGGTTTTAAATTAAGAACTAGCAATGATGCTTTTAACTATAATAATTACACTTACATTTATATAGCATTTGCGGAATCACCATTCAAATATTCACGAGCACTATAGTGGAAATACCCACCATTAAAATACCACCTACACAGAAGATAGATACAGTCGAAATACCTTTACCTACAGCTGACGTACCTTATTATATTCCTATGGTTGTACCTCCTAGCGATCTTCGAGATGAAAAGGGGGTAAAACCAAAAGCAACTGAAACTGAGGTTCCACCAGCTCCAAAGTTAAACATACCACCCTTACCACCCATACCTATACCTTCGACTGAGGTATTAGTTACAACTAGTATAGCAGCTGTTACAGCAGTTGCGGCTACAACTTTTACACAGCCGATTATAGAAAATATAAAAAAGAAACTACAAAAGTTCCTACAAGGTAAAATAAATAAATGGAAGGAAAACCACCAGAAGAAAAGAAAAAAGGACTCTTAGGTAAATTAAAAGATGCCGCAGAGGACAAAGAACACCAAATTGAAATACTTGGAACCTTTGTAAGATTAGGTGTAGTAGTTTGGTCTGGGTTTATTATTACTATGAATTATGTAGAATTACCGATGGTAAAAAAGTCTGGAAACAGCGATATCACGTTCGTCGCCAGCGTTTTTACGGGAGCACTTGCAACTTTCGGTCTGACTACAGGCAAATCTAATGGTAATCCTAAA